CTATTTATGATACTAAATCTGATAAAGATGATGATGATGATGCAATTGTTGATGATTCTGAACTATATGATGATATAGATAAATCAATTACTAAACATACTTCTTTTAATGTTGGTCAAAAAGTTTATTTAATTAATTCTGATACTAAACATCCATGGATAATTGAAAAAATAGATAATTCTATGGATATATCAAGTAAAAATATTACACTATTTACAGTTATTGATAAAGACTTCACTCTACCAAGTGGTAGTGTTATTAAAGAAATTTTTGATAATGCATCTAATACCACATATAAATATGCTGTAATTAAGGTAAATATAGATGATATTATTAAGGTTGATGAGATAATAAAATATCAACCATATATTGAAGATCAAATTAAAAAATATACACAAAACATACAATCTACTGATTTAGAAATTATTAAAACTAAAAATAATTCTTCTAATATAACTGAAACTTCTCTAGAACAAGCTGATATTGAACAAGCTGATATTGAACAAACTACTGATATTAATGATACTATTGAACAAACAAGTGATAATCAAAGAAATACAAATGAAGTTAAAAAAATAATAAAATTGATTTAAATAAATAAATAAAATAAAATTATTAATCTATTAATATTATAACATAATATGTCTGAAAATACTAGCAATATGTATAATATATTTACATCGAGATCTAATTTACTTAAACAACTTAAAACAGCAGGATATAACACACTAGCATATGATAATTTTACTATTAATGAAATATATTCAATGGAAAGACATAACGCATTAGATTTTAATGTATCCAATGATAATAATTCACATCTTATTATAAAATATTATTTAGATAAACCTATAAAAAATAATGTAATTCAAAATATTATTAATGAACTATGGAATTCTAAAAATGGATTAAATTTTATACCCGATTCATATACTATTGTTATTATTATTAAAGATGAACCTAATGCTAGTTTACAGGAATTAGTAAAACAAATATTTGCTGAAGAAAATATATATATTATACTTTACAACATTAAAAGATTACTATTTAATATTTTAGATCATTCATATGTTCCTCCACATACTATATTAAATAAGGAAGAAGATAAAGAATTTAGAAATAAATTTAATGTTACGTCAGATAAAGAACTTCCAACTATTTCAAGATTTGATCCAGTTTCTTTAGCTATTTTTATTAGACCTAACGAAATATGTAAAATAACCAGATCTTCTGTTAATTCCATTACATCACATTATTATAGAGTATGTATTAATTTATAATCTTTTATATATATATATATAAAATAACATGTCCTTTTTATTAAATTCTGTATCAAATTATACACCTATTGTTCATTTTGATGAAGAAATAAATAATGATAATTTATATTCTCCTGTACCAAATAATAGACAAAATGATATTGAAAAATATAATGATATTCAAAAAAAAATGCGAGATGAAATAATTACATATAACTTTCAAAGATTTGTTAATGGTCAACTGGCACTATCTATTATGTCTCTAATTTTATTAAATTATGAAATATTAAAGGATTAATATAAAAATTATATTAATGTATAATATATATAATGGCATCAATAACTAAGCTAGATACTAATTCAGATACTGATACACAGTATTTTTTATATGATCATGGTTCAGATATTAAAGTAGCTGAACTAAAAAAATATATTCAAAGTTATGGATATTCTCTTATAGATAGTAAAGAATTATATGATAAAGCAATAGAAGACATTGGAGACACACCAACTGGTCTACAGCAAGGTACTCTAGTATTAGATCTTTCTGTTAATATTTATAAAACCACTGGCACAACTATTCCAACAACTATTGCAGGTAATACTATTATTACAGGTACTGATAAAGTAAGCCATGCTGTTGTATTACAATATAATAGTGATTATTATAAATTAATGAATAGAAAACATACATTATTAAAAAATAATACATTAACATCATATAATCAGGAAATAGCATTAAAATATATTTTTTGCTTTTTTCTTATTATTTCTATTTATACATTTGCTACAAATTTTGAAAAATTAAATTTAACTCATATTATCATTTATATATTTTTTATTATTTATATTTTCTATCATAAAAGTGTATCAAATTATTTATTATCTAGTTTTAAAAAGTCTTTCTATGAATTAAAGGTAGCAACAACAGCTACACAAATTATTACTTATCTTAAAATAATGTTCTTTATGTTATTAACATTTTTAATGCCATTAGTAGTTTTTTCATCGGTTTCTGAAGAACCATTTATTCCATTTATGAATGCTACCGATAATGTATCACCTAATAATGTTTTAGAATCTACTAAGGATATTATTGAGGATACAGTAGAAACAGTAACTGAAGGAGCTAAAGATGCTGCTGAATCAACATCAAAAGCTGTTGGTGAAGTAACTGAATCAATAGTTGATAATACAAAAGCAGCTACTGAAACTGTTAGTGAAACTATTAATGATGCTGTTGACACTGCTAAAGATGCTGTTGCTCCTAAACCACAAACAGGTGGAATACGTAAAATGAGAGGTGGTAAAAAAAAATAGATACGAATATAATGATAATATTAATATTAATAATAATAATACTTATTAATAGTATTATTATTTATATGTTTATTAAAAATTATCATCCTTGTTATATGATGTTAACATTAATTTTTTCCATGCTTGTTTATTTGTACCGGTAGGATTATCTTTAATACGTTGTGGTTTTCCAAACTTCTTTGTTAAAAATTCTTTTAATTCTTGTCCTTTTGGTAATTTATTTCCATATAATTCTGTAAACCAATCTTTAAAATCTTCTTGTATTTCTGACCATGTTACATAATTTAATTCATCTTCTGTTATTTCTATTCTTTCTTGTATATATCCAGATAAATAATCTTGAGAACTTCTATATTCATTACTCTTAGATAATACAATATCTCTATCTTTTACTATTCCATTTGTTTGTAATACTATCTCTATTAACATAGACATAAATACTTCTTTCCAAGTAGGAAATTTCTTATCTAATTTTTTATCTACAATAAATTGATATGGTTCTTCAGGATCTTCATCTATTAATTCTTGTTCTTTAAATTTCGACATAAAATCACATACTCTAATACGTCGCCATGTACCTTCATCATTGCTAGCTATATCAAATAATGTATTTGTACAAACTACTAACTTAAATTGTGGTGTAAATGTTATACTATCTTTAAATAATGCTCTAGCCTGAATTGGATCGCCACCAGTTAACTCTTTCATTATACCTTCATTTATTTTATCACCTTTAGATGGTTCTTGCATAACAGCATATCTTACACCTTGTAATTGTACTACTTCTGAAGAAGATGACCCTATAGCACGTCTGCCTTGTGTTACTAAAGTAATTGGTACACTTCCTTTATAATCTCCTAATATCATACTCATTAATTCAACTAGTTTTGATTTACCATTTCTACCACATCCTGTATAAATATTAAATGTTTGATTTTCATTTGTCCCAATTAGTGTAGATGCTAAATGTTCCCACATATATTCTCTTAATTCTACTTTTGGAAAAAGTTGCTCCATAAATTCATTAATTTCATTTTTAATATTTTCGTCACATTCATCTATTGAAATATAATCTATATTTGTTGATTTTGTTATATAATCATCATTATATCCTTTTCTAAACTCATTATTTTCAAAATCATAAACACCATTATTAAAACATAATAAATGTGGCTTACTATCTTGTTTATTTAAAAATGATATATCATAAAATATTTCTCTTGCTTCTCGCATTATATTATTTTTCCATTGAGTTTTTTTTAAATTTCCACATATTTCTGCTATCTTTTTTAATTTGTCTTTAAATTTCTTTTTTTGTAATTCATCATAAGCATCATCATCATCTGGCATATTTTTTGTTAACTCATGTAACTTATTAAAATATAACTGATATATATCATTTGACATACTCATTCTTAAACTATTTCCAGAATCTATTTCTTGCCATTTATGATTTTTAAATTCATACCAAATATTATTTTTTATATTTACACATAAATATACTTCTTTATATAATTGATATAATACATTCGCTATATCATATTCTGTTATACTAGGTATATTTGGATTAATACTTAATTCTATGTAATAATCTACACTTTTTTTACTTACACGTTCATATTCTTTACTACTTGAATCTTCATAAGCCCAATATCTAATTGATTTTAATGTTAATTCTTCTTTATTTACGTCTCCTAAATGATTCCATCGATCATATAAATCATGTATATCAGATATTTTAAAGCTTTTACTTTTACTACTTACTTTTACCCATGATATAAATAATCTATTATCAGTTGTATGTAATGCTAGTGCTAATTTTATCCATTTATTATAACTACCTTCACCATAATAACTATCTGGTAAAATCATCGCATAATCATGTGCTTCTTTTATATAATACTCTTTAATATCTAATGAATTAAATAAATTTTCTAATAATATATCTAATTCTCCTATTGTTTTAATATCTAATATATCTACTAATTCTTTTTTATTACTACTTACTACTTTTAACTTCTTCTTATTCTTCTTTATACCTGTTTTCATATCTATTAATAATTTATTTCCTAAATCTGATAATTCTGGTCTAGGATGATCTTTATATTGTACTGAAAGTTTTTTAAATAAACTATATGACATATCTTTATTTTGTGGAACATCTATTTGTTTACAATCAAATTCATTGGAATTTTCATCTAATTTCATATTTAAGATATACTTTAATTTGTATGGTTCATTTCCTGGCTTACATGATCCATACATTTGCCAATTAGTATGACCCTTACATATTCCTTCATCATATACTTTATGCCATCCACATGTTTCTAATAATGGTAATTTACTTACTTCTACAATTTCTGCTAAAAATTTTTCCCTTAAAATTATCTTTAAATTATTACATACATTTAATCCAATTAATATATGTATTCCATCTTTGGTAATATTTTCTTTTGTACAAATATTTACATTATTTTTTTCAAATATATATACCTCAAATTCTATATTTTCAATCACTAACAGCGTTTTCAGTATATTTAATAGGATATCTAAATATTCTTCTATATTTTCTAAAGTATGTTGTCTCGTTGTTATTTCTATATTATATCTAAAATCAAAATCTATACATAACATACCATCTTCTAATTGTTTTTCTGTTAAATACTCTACTTTATCTTTTTTTATGATATTATTATAATAATATTTATAAAATTCTTCTAAGTTTTCATTTATTATTGTATATGACCCTCCCTGTATATTTAATTCTGAACTTTTAATTCTTGTATGAGTTATCTCATCATTCGATGCTTTTTTATAATAACATTTATTTAAAAAAGAATTCATTTACTTTCATTTATATTTATTTATAATTTATTTTTAATTCAATTTTCAATTTTGTTGATTATATTTTATCATCTATGTAAATCTATTTAAAATTATAATATTTTAAATTACTATGACTCAGAATATTAATTCCAATACTGTTAAACGACTTATCAAAGATATTAAAGAAGCTTTTAATTATTCCTCTAAAGATAATAATATATATTATAAACATCATGAATCTGAAATGCTTATTGGTTATGCTT